AAATGCTAAATCAATAAACTTATCTTCTAAGTCTACCATATCTCTACATGTTTGATAGATACTTGCTTTAAATTTTTCTGTCCAAATATTTGGGTTTTCTTTTATTAATTGATGAAACAATTTAATCATGCTTTCAACATGGTGTGTCTCATCTCTGATAGACCAAGTAACAATCTGACACATTCCCTTCATACGTCCATACCTTTGAAAGTTAAGAAGCATAACAAATGATGCAAACAACTGTAAGCCTTCACCAAATGCAGAGAAACAAGCTATCTCTCTAGCTAATCCTTCTAATCCTTTACCTTTAGATGTAAACAAATATTCGTGTTTATTAGCCATCTCTTTGTATTCTTGAAATGCTTTATATTCTTTATCAGGTAAACCAATAGTATCATTTAATAATGAATAACTATGTGCATGATTAGCTTCACTGGTTGCTATAGAAGACAACATCATTCTAACTTCTGGTGCTTTAAATTTAGGTATATACTTATCTAAATAAGCTTGTGCTATATCAACATCCCCTTGAGTAAAAAACTTTAATATTTGTCCTATAAGATTTTTTTCTTCTGGTGTTAATCTTTCATTCCAGTCTCTCACATCCTCGTGTAATGGTACTTCACTTGGAAGCCAATGCATTTTTTGTTGCATGTCGTATGCTTCAAAAGCCCACCCATAATCAAATGGCTTGTAGTAAGTTCGTTTGTCAAATAAACTCATATCTTTTTTTCTAACTCCTTAATGTAATCTTCTTCTTCTTTTGGTAACTCTTCTTTAGTTTTATCTTTACCAAATATACTATCCCAATTTTCTTTAAACTTTTTAGATGGAATATGTTTTCCGTCTCTTATTTTATAACTATTAAAACCCATGATATAATTCTACTCCTTCTATAATAATTATGATTAATAACTCTATGGCTAAAATAGTATGATATACTGTCCATAGCACAGATTGTTTTGCTTTCTTTTTTTGTTTTTTCTTTTTTAATGGTTTATAATTAACACCATCAAATAAACTACTGTCTGTCATTTTATTTTCCTATATGCAATCACATATTGTGTTGGCTACTGCTAAAATAAATACATATCCCATGTAGCCACACAACAATCCAATTAATAATTTTTCAAACCAACCCATTATCCCTCACATGCTAAACAATCAGCTTCAGGTATAATTGTTCGTTCTACTTTTTTTGATACTAATTCAGCACGTTTGATAGCTTCTGAACGACAATAATACAAAGTCTTTAACTTTTTCTTCCAAGCCAACATATGCATGTCATGTAATTCTTTAATGTTTACATCAGCAGGTACAAATACATTTACTGATTGTCCTTGACAAATATGTTTTTGTCTGTCTGCCGCATGCTCAACTATCCATTGTTGATTTATTTCTATTGCTGTTTTAAATATATCTTTTTCATTATCAGAAAGAGCATCTAAATGTAATACTGAACCTCTGTTTGCTAAAATAGAAGTCCATGTTTCTTCATTGTTAATACCTTTTTTATCTAATAATTTTTCTAAGTATTTATTTTTAACTAGAAAAGAACCTGACATTGTTTTTTGTACATATGCATTTGCTCTGTATGGCTCTATAGATGGTGATGTTGTACCACAAATAATAGAACTAGAAGCATTAGGTGCTATTGCTAACAGGTGTGCATTACGCATACCAGTTCCTTCCATGTCTGGAGCTTCACCTCTTTTTACTGCTAGTCTTTTACTTTCTTCTACAGCTTGTTCTTTAATTGTTTTAAATATTTTCATGTTTAATGATTTAGCAAGCGCACCTTCAAAAGGTATTCCTCTTGATTGTAAATAAGCATGGAAACCCATAGCACCTAAACCAATACTACGTTCATTGTTTGCACTAAACTTAGCTCTAAACAATTCATCAGGTGCTTTATCAATAAAGTATTGCAACACATTATCTAAGAACCTAATTAAATCAGGTATAAATAAACTATTGTTTTTCCATTCATCATACTTTTCTAAATTAACAGAAGATAGACAACAAACTGCTGTTCTGTTTTCATCAGTAGCAAGTGTTATCTCTGTACATAAATTAGAATGATTTACTTTTAATCCTAATTTTTTTTGTGTTTCAGGCAATGCTTCATTAACTGTATCAATAAATGAAACATATGGCTCACCAGTGGCAACTCTTGTTTCTAATATTTTTAACCACAAATCTCTAGCTGATACAGTACGTACTACTGCTTTTGTATGTGGGTCAATTAAATTCCAACTGTCATCATACGTAGGTTCTTTAATACAGTTATCTATTAACTGCATAAACTCATCAGAAATATTTACACCATGATGAAGGTTAAGACATTTTCTATGTATGTCACCACCACTAGGTTTTCTCATTTCTAAAAATTCTATTATCTCTGGATGTGATATATCCATGTACGCCGCATAACTTCCACGTCTTGTTTTACCTTGTGAGAACGCAAGTATCTCACTGTCAACTACGTGTAAAAAAGGTATTGAACCTGAAGACTGTGAGCCACCAGAAGTTTGTGTTCCATCACTTCTTACATGTCCCCAGTAACCACCGATACCACCACCCACAGAAGCAAGCCAAGCGTTCTCTGTGTAATGTCCTGTTAATCCTTCTCTACTATCACCAACATAATTTAAGAAGCATGAAATAGGCATGCCTCTTTTACTACCTGCATTAGACAACACAGGTGTAGAATACATAAACCAAAGTTTAGATGCATAATCATATATACGTTGTGCCATTTCATCATTGTCTGAAAAAGCTTTAGCCGCCCGCATAAATCCTTCTTGCGGTGAAGTTTCTTCTGGTAATAAATATCTATCTTTTAATGTGGTCTTACCAAAATCAGTAAGTAAATTATCTCTTTCGTAATCTATCATATGTGTATTATATTTAAATATTTCTCTCTATCTAATGTTAAGTAATTAATTTCTATTGGTTCAAACTTTTCCAATGCATCAAATACTGTTTGTTTATTTAAATGACTGCAAGTGTATACATCTAATTGAACAACAGCAGGTTTGTCTTCATCCCAAGAATGAAATGCTATGTGTGATGTTTCAATAGCTTGCAAACAAGTCAAACCTCTGTTGCCTTCTTTGTCTACATAGACAGCAACTGTATCACCCAATGGTTTCATGTTTAATTTTTCAACTAAATTTCTTACCCATTGTTTTATTACATCTACTTGCACAGGTGGTTTTTTAACAGTCGCTCTAATTATAATATGTTTATGTTCAAGCATCTTTAGTATCTGTGACTTTAGGTTGTGCTTCTTTATCAATAATAAAGTCTATGTATTGTTTAGCTTTTTTTAAATCTTCTATTCCATGTCCTTTGAAACGCCACCTAGTTATATACTTAACTACATTACCTTCGCAGTACGTAAGATTGTTTGCTACTATATAATCTATAGGTTCAATAGCACCTTTGTTATAATGTAAAGGTTTTTTTATATTGTCCATAGTTTTACCTTCCCTGTTTTTTTATTGTATTCACCGTGTCTAAGTATACGTGCAACTCTTGCTTGTTGTAATGCTTCAGCTTCAGTATATCCTTTGTCAACATATATTTTTTTGACAATTTTCCATAGGTCTAAAAGGGGAACGTTAGTATACTTCTTGATAAGTTTTTCAGCAGTCTTAATACCTATTCCTTCTACACCATCATAACCATCAACTTTATCACCAGTTAATGTTTGTATCATAAACCAGTAATCAGCTAATCTTTCTGGAATACGTTCAACATTTAAACCATCAGAAGACAAATTACATGGTACAGTTTTTAAGTCTTTGTCAATTGTAACTACTATTCTTTCTTCTTCTGTAGGCTCTGTTGCCATAATACCCATAACATCATCAGCTTCCAAATTATCCCAGACAACTCCTTTATGTTTTTTAATAACATATTCTCTTAACTCTTTTAATGCTAATGGTTTTCTTTTATCTTTTCTATTATCTTTGTATGTAGGCAACACATCTTTTCTAAAGTTTTTGCTGTCAGTTAATGCAACAACATAATCATCAGCTTCTAAACTAGCACCTAAATCATCTATAACTAAATCTACATCTGCTTTACAAATGTTTGCATCAGAATGTAATGTCCATAATCCATCACCCCAATGTGTTTCTACTTCATTGTTCATGGCAATTTTGTATAACAAAATATCACCATCAATCAATAATACTTTTTTTCTAATCATGTTTCTCCTATATATCAAACGTTAATAAATCTTCTTTTGGAATTATGTGTCCTTTACTTGTCCAGTTATCACCACCTTTTTTAATAGGGTACTTAACCATAAGTTTTTTTAAATGTGCTGTCGGTATCATAACCCATACTTGGTCGGTTCTTTTTTCTGTCCATAAACAAATAGCATAGTTCCTTGATTGTGTTGTGTTAATACCAGAAGGTTTACCTCTACTTTCTGTTTCAATATAAACGTTACCTGTTTTTTGACAAAGTCTGTCAGTCTTACATTCAAGCTTACCTTCTACAGCTTCTTGAAATTCATTTTCATATTGTTGACCAAACTTTAAATCTTTATCAAAATGTGGTTGTGCTTTAGTGTGTTTCACTCCAGTTGTCTCCTATTTTATATTCACCAGTTAGCGGTAATCTTAAATTAAAATACTCACCAGTGTCTTTGATTGCTTTTACTGCTAGTTGCCCAACTTGCTCTGCATCTTTTTCAAGACACTCAACTTGTATTTCATCATGCACCCAGACAACTTGTTGTGCATGTGGTATTTGTTTTATTACTTTATCAAACTCTA